TCCTCCTTGTCTTGATTCAGGACCTGAATTTGAACATCCTGCATTTCCACCACCACCTGATCCACCTGGACCAGCTCTACCTGTTGGACTTACTGGAGTATTATTTTGATCTTGTTTACCGAAACCACCACCTGTTGATGTTATATCTCCAAAAACTGAAGGAGTTCCTGAGGTTGCATCTGTTGCACCTGCTTGGTTATTACCTGATCCACCTGCACCGACTGTAATTGCATGATCTCCTAAAGTTAATTCTTGTGCTGTGCCTTGTAATGGACTTGGTCCAAATCCTGATGCTCTATAACCTCCAGCTCCACCACCGCCAC